TGTGATTGGTATAAAAGATTATGCAAATACATTTGATACAAATCAATGTAATTTAAATCCAAACGGAAACAAAATTCAAGGTTCAACAAGTAATTTTGTAATTAATGTGGAAGGAAGTTCAATTATTCTAATTTATGTAGACTCAACAAGAGGTTGGGTTATTACCGATGCTTCTAAAGCAGCAGATATTTCTCAATTTGCAACATTTATAACGGCTAGTGGAGGAACAGTAACAACAGTTGGAGATTATAAATTTCATAGATTTACTGGTCCTGGAACTTTTACAGTTTGTTCAGTAGGTAATCCTGTAGGATCAACTACTGTTGATACTATTGTAGTAGCAGGTGGGGGTGGTGGATCTTGGAATGCTGGAGGTGGGGGTGCTGGTGGTTTAAGAGACATTACATCTATTCCAGTTACTACTACAGGTTATCCAATTAGTGTTGGTGGGGGTGGTAGTGGTGGAACTAACCCTAGTAGAACAGGAGCATCTGGTTCTAATTCAGTGGCAGCTTTATCAACTACATACACTTCAGCTGGAGGTGGTGGAGGAGGAAATTTTGGTGTTGATGGGGGTTCTGGAGGAGGATCAGGAGCGTGTTGTTCTGCAGATCCAGGAGGAGCTGGTAATACACCTCCTGTTAGTCCCCCACAAGGAAATCCTGGTGGTTTTTACAATATTTCTGGTTATACTGGTCAAGGTTCTACAGGAGGGGGTGGTGCAACCACAGCAGGAGGTCAAAAAAATAATAGTGACGGACGACCTGGGACAGCTGGTGGTGCTGGAAAAGATGTAAGTTCAAATTATCCTGGTCAACCAAATTCATCAGTATATGCTGGCGGTGGAGGAGGTGGAGCTTTTAGTTTTCCCCCTGGTTCACCTGGTAATAATGGTGGAACCGGTGGCGCTGGAGGTGGAGGAAATGGTGGAGGTCCACCTGCTGCAGGATTTGCAGGGACAACAAACACTGGTGGTGGTGGAGGTGGAGGAACCTCTGGATCTGGCGGTGGAGGAGCTAATGGTGGATCAGGAATCGTTATTATAAGATATAAATTTCAATAATAATGATATATTTACAAACAAATAAAAATAATATATAAGGAGAATAATTATGGCACATTTTGCAAAACTAGGAGCTAACAGTAAAGTTATTCAAGTATTAACACTTGATAACAAAGATATGTTAAACGCTGATGGTGTTGAAGACGAAGCAGTAGGTCAACAATATTTAGAAACACACAATAATTGGCCTGCACAAATGTGGATTCAAACTTCATACAATACAGCAAGTAATACACATAAGTCTGGTGACAATTCAAAAGCATTTAGAGGAAATTACGCAGGTATAGGTTATGAGTGGGACGAAGATAATCAAATCTTTTGGCCTAAAAAAACACATGAATCTTGGACTAAAAATAATTCAACTGCATCTTGGAATGCACCAATTACTTATCCAACAATTACAGACGATGCAGCAAATCCTGTTGTATGGGAGTGGTCTATCACTTGGAATGAAACTGCACATCAAGCTGATAATACTAAAGGTTGGGAAGGTAAAAAACGTAATAAAGATGCAACAGATCATACTGATACATCTATTTACGATTGGAACGGAACAGCTTGGGTTGCTCAATAGTTGACAAATAATTAATATTATTTTATATATGGTGGTGGTATGCAAAAGAAAGTATTAACAGAACAAAGTCTATTCTATGGTGATATTGATATGCCGAAAGGTTTTGAGATAGACCAAGAAAAACTTACTAACGATATTCTACAATCATCATTTACTAATAAACAATTTCCATTTTCAAGAACTTGGGATATGTTAAATACTTATATGAGAGACTTTATTGGTCTTGATTATGGTATACATTTAGTCAACAAGGATTCTTGGGGTGATATTTATAAACCTGGTCAAGTATCTAAACCTTTATTAAATGTTGATCCAGTAGATCTTCGGAATTCACCTGACTTTACAATGCTTTACGGAGTTAACGTTAATAAGTGTTGGGTAAGAATACATTTTGATGACAATAGACGTAAAGGAAGAAGTTGGGACATAGAACTTAAAAAAAATATGTTTATTATGTTTCCATCTACTAATATGTATATTATATCAAATGATCAGAAAGATAGTTTGAATTTTGTTCAAACAATAACTTATGAATATATCTAATTACTATTGGTATTTTAGTGGTGTTCTTACACCAAAGTTTTGTGATGATGTTATAGCTTATGCAAATTCACAAAAAGAAACAATGGCTATTACTGGAGGATATGGAAGAGATAGAGATTTAAATAAAAATCCATTAAATAAAGAAGAAGTAAAAAATTTAAAAAGAAAAAGAAATTCTGATTTAGTTTGGTTAAATGATACTTGGATATATAAAGAATTACATCCATATGTTCACGAAGCAAATAGACAAGCTGGTTGGAACTTTGATTGGGAAAGAAGTGAGTCTTGTCAGTTTACAAAATATAAACATAATCAATATTATGATTGGCACTGTGATAGTTGGGATAAAGCTTATCAACGAGATGATGTTAATGATCCAGAACACGGAAGAATTCGAAAACTATCTATGACTTGTCAATTAACCGATGGTTCAGAATACACAGGTGGTGAATTAGAATTTGATTTTAGAAACTACGATCCACATATGAGAGATGAAGCTAAACATTTAAAAAGAGCAAAAGAGATTTTACCAAAAGGATCTATCATTGTATTTCCTTCATTTGTTTGGCATAGAGTTAAACCCGTGACATCAGGCACAAGATATAGTCTTGTTGTCTGGCATTTAGGAAGGCCTTTTAAATAATGTTTATAAGTAATTATTTTAATACAACTATTTGGTCAGAACAAAAACCAGAATTTGTAAAATCATTAAACAAAGCATCTAATAAATATATTAAAGATGCAAGAACAAGAGAAAAAAAATTTATAAAAGAACACGGTGATTTTGGAAGATCCTATCATTCAACACCTTTAACTGCTGATAATGACTTTTTAGATTTTAGAAATTACGTTGGTCAAAAGTCTTGGGAGTATTTAGATCATCAAGGTTTTGATATGTCACAATATCAAACTTTTTTTAGTGAGATGTGGGTGCAAGAGTTTGCTAAAAAAGGTGGTGGTCATCATTCAGCACACATACATTGGAATCAACACGTATCAGGTTTTTACTTTTTAAAGTGTAGTGATAAAACATCAATGCCAGTATTTCACGAACCTCGTACTGGAGCTAGAGCTACAAAATTAAAAATGAAACCAGATATAAATGGTATATGGCCGGGACACGAGCAATTTCATTTAAAACCTAAACCAGGAACATTAATTATATTTCCGGGATATCTAGAACACGAGTTTAGTGTAGACTTTGGTATTGAGCCTTTTAGATTTATACATTGGAATATACAAGCAGTGCCGAAAGAGATGTCTAAAGATGTCTAAAAATTTTATGTTAGTCAAAGATAAAATTTTTTCTAAAGAAGAATGTAAACACATAATTAATAAGTATAGTAAAAAATGTATTAAAGGTGAAAAACCTCATTTAGGGTATAATTTTTATGATATTGAAACATTCGGGAATATTAATAAAATTCGTCCTGTTGTAGAAGAATATAAAAATAAATTTAAAGAAATAGAACTAACCGCTTCAAAATGGAAATTAGATCACTTTAGGTTCAAACATTTTAAACCAGGAAAAAACTTTGATATTTGGCATTCTGAACATTCTATGACTCATTGCACTAGAGTATTAAATGTGCAACTGTATTTGAGTGATCATAATTGTGGTACGCAATTTTTAAATCACAAAACTATTAAAAGTGTTACTGGAAGAATGGCTATATTTCCATGTTACTTTACACATACACATAAAGGACAAGTTTGTCCTGAAAACAAAGACAGATATTTAATTACATCTTATATAAACTTTTATGAGAAAGGACTTTTAGAATGAGTTTTAAAAAGAAAAAATATACAGTTATTCGTCAAGCAATATCAAAAGACCTAGCAGCTTTTGTTGCAAATTATTTTTTAATGCAAAAACAAGTTTATGATACTTGTAGAGCACAGAAATATATATCTCCGTTTGAAAATATTATAGGTCATTACGAAAGTAAAGATGAACAGATACCAGAAACCTATAGTCAGTATTCTAATATAGCTATGGAAACTTTGATGCTTAAATGCCAACCTAAAATGGAAGAAGTAACAGGACTTAAATTATATCCAGCTTATACTTATGCAAGAATATATAAAAAAGGTGATATCTTAAAAAGACACAAAGATAGATTTAGTTGTGAGATATCTACGACTATGAATCTTGGTGGTGATGACTGGCCAATATATCTAGAACCATCTGGAGAAGTAGGTAAAAAAGGTGTTCGAGTAGATTTAAAACCAGGAGATATGCTAGTTTATTCTGGCTGTGAGCTAGAGCATTGGCGAAATAAATTCAAAGGCAAAGAATGCGTACAAGTATTTCTTCATTATAATAATCGTAAAACACCAGGCGCTAGAGATAATATGTTTGACAAGCGTCCTCATTTAGGTCTTCCTTCTTGGTTTAAACGATGATATAATCCTTAGATGGAGGCAGGGCACCACCACATACCCCCTGTCTCCTTTTAAGGATTTATATTTATGTTTTTTGGCGGAACTTCATTTGCAGGAGCACCTTTTGCAGACCCAGGATTTAATCCCAATGCATTAGCGATTGTAACAGGTAATAGAATTAACGAATCAACAGGTACTGTTGGTATCGTTGGTAAAGCTGTTATATTACCAAATGGTAGTAGATTTAATATTGGAATTGGTAATGTTCAAGTAGCCGATGTTATTGGTGTATC